GACCCTTTAGTCGGCTTCGGCACCACAATGGTCGCCTGCCAAAACCTAAACCGGAAATGCCGAGGGATAGAAATCAGCCCGGACTATTGCGCGGTGATACTTCAAAGAATGACCGATGCGTTTCCGGGGATTGAGATTAGGAGGATTGAATAATGGCTAGAGGCGGTTACAGACCGGGCGCGGGGCGCAAAAAAGGCACAGGCAAGAAAGAGAAAACGGAAACAAAAAAAACGCTTCCAACCCATGAAACCGAAGAGAATCGCAAGCTCCGGGAACTGCTGTCGTATGACCGGAAGGCGAAGGCAAAAATTTACCATGAGTTTGTAAATCGTCTGGGCAAAGGGGATGCCCTATCTATCACAGAAAAGAAGTTCATGGACAAAATCGGGGCTGAGTTATCGGCGGAGTTGAACAAAGCTGAAAGGATAGAGGCGGCAGCCGAGAACCTTACTCCCCTCGAATACATGCTGAAGGTTATGAACGACCCACAGGCTGAAAAAGAACGGCGCGACCGTATGGCGCAGGCAGCCGCGCCATATATCCACGCGAGGGCAGGAGAGGGGGTAGGCAAAAAAGATGAAAAAGCAGAGAGGGCAGAGCGGGCGGCACAGGGTAAATTTGCGCCCGGCAAACCGCCGGAACTGAAGGTTATAAGATGACCTGGTCAACGTCCTGCAAAGATTGGGAGAAAAGAATCCTTGCCGGTGAATCCCTGATTCCCTTTCCGCCCTTGTCCCCACAAGAGGCCGAAGAAGGCCTTGCTGTAATGAGGGATTTGTATCTTGTCGACGTTCTGGGGCGGCCAACAATAGGCCAGGTGGCGCGTCCCTGGTTGATTGACTTTGCGGCGTCCATATTCGGAGCATACGACACGAAGGCAGGGCGGCGGCTTATCATGGAGTTTTTTCTCCTCGTATCAAAGAAGAACAGCAAATCAACCACAGCGGCAGCCATTATGCTTACTGCTCTAATCCGTAATTGGAGAGACTCAGCAGAGTTCCTTATCCTCGCCCCTACGGTAGAGATCGCCAATAACAGCTTCTACCCTGCCCGTGACATGGTGAATGCCGATAGGGAACTATCTGACTTAATGCATGTTCAGAACCACTTACGGCAAATAACGCACATGAAATCCGGCGCCACTTTAAAAGTTGTTGCAGCCGATAACGAGACCGTAGGCGGCAAAAAGGCGACAGGTATATTGCTTGATGAATGCTGGCTATTCGGGAAACAACCGAATGCTGAGAATATGCTCCGTGAGGCTTGTGGCGGTCTTGCATCAAGGCCGGAAGGCTTCATAATATGGCTGTCAACACAATCCGATGAAGCCCCGGCCGGCGTGTTTAAACAGAAACTTGATTATGCAAGGGGCGTGAGGGACGGGAGGATAGACGATAACCGTTTCTTACCCGTCATCTACGAGTTTCCAAAACATATTCTTGATACAAAACAGCACCTCGACCCGGCCTTTTTCTACGTCACAAATCCCAACCTGGGCGCGTCCGTTGACGAAGAATTTATAATCAGGGAATTTAAGAAGGCAGAGGAAGCCGGGACAGAATCCATGCAGGGATTCCTCGCAAAGCACCTGAACGTTGAAATGGGTTTGTCCTTGAAGTCTCAAAGGTGGGCCGGGGCGGACTTCTGGGAAGATGCAGCAGGCACAGTAACTCTTAAAATGATACTTGAACAATCCGAGGTTGTAGTAATCGGCATTGACGGCGGCGGCCTCGATGACCTTTTGGGCTTGGCAGTTATTGGCAGGGTATCCGAAACAGGTAGCTGGCTTTTATGGACGCGGGCATGGGCGAACCCTATCGCACTTGAACGCCGCAAGTCAGAAGCGGCACGGTATCGGGACTTTGAACGTGACGGTGATCTGATAATTGTTGACGATATCGGGCAGGACATACAGCAGATAGGTGCTATTGTACAAAAATGCGAAGAGGCAGGGCTGCTTGACCGGATCGGCGTTGACCCCGTTGGCATCGGCGATATAGTCGATGAAGTAAGAGGAAGGAATATAGACCATGACCGTATTATCGGCATCCCCCAGGGCTGGCGGCTGTCCGGCGCAATAAAAACCACAGAGCGCAAAGTGGCTGAAAAAGCTCTTATACACGGCGGTCAACCCCTCATGACATGGTGTGTCGGTAACGCCCGTGTAGAACCGAAGGGGAACGCAATATTAATTACCAAACAGGCAAGCGGCACAGGGAAGATAGACCCGTTGATGGCGACGTTTAACGCGGTGGCGCTGATGGCGTTAAACCCGTCCCCTCGAAGGGCTAAATCCGCCTATGACGGCTTGACCGCCGAGGAAATTAAAGCGAGGATGATCCTGTAATGACAACCTGGGCAAAAAAAGATTATTACCGGCCCGATGAAGTGGCTATTTACTTCTCGATTAACAGGCGGACGGTTTACCGCTGGATTGAAACAGGCAAGATCGAGGCCGTAAAAGTTGGCAAAATGCTAAGAGTCCCAAGAGAAGCATTAGAGAATATAATAATCAAAGAAACAGACCAGTAAAACCCCTTTTTTCTCTCAAAAAAAATAAACAAAAGTAAAAAACTGTGACATTAGTGTACTTTAGTGTACTTTAGTACCTTGCGCTCCCCGAAATTCTTTGTCAAACTTATCATAGATATGAAAATTGCAGTGTAATTGAAAGGTGCAAACATAATTATGTGAGGCTAATAACCGGCATTGATTAAATTATTCCCAACCATAAAGTCCTGGGTAACAAGGGCACAACACGCCTTTGATATGCGGGATGTTTTCGTTTTTGGCGGCCTTGCCCTTCTGGGATATGGCCTTTTTTTGTTGCGTCCGTGGCTGGGGTATAGTGTGGCGGGACTGCTGCTTATGATTATCGGCTATTTGATGGAGGATAAGGCATAAATGGGCATTATATCAAGGCTAAAGCGTCCCCAAGCAATGAATAGTCACCAGCTGCAAAAGCTGATAATCGACACATACGGCGGTGGAATGACCTCAAGCGGCATATCCGTAAGCAGTGATACCGCGCTGCGCCTTGCAACTGTTCAAAAGTGTGTGCGTGTCAGGGCTGCAACGATGGCGTCCTTGCCCTGTCACATTATGACAAAGCAAGGAGAGATGAAGGAAAAAGCTGAAGATTTTTACCTGTATGACAAGCTCCTTAACCAGCCTAATTCATGGATGACCTCTGCATTATTCTGGTCGATGGTTGAAGCATATGTCTGCCTACGTGGAAACTTTCTTGCTTATAAATCAGGCTTACCGGGCAGACCAATAAAAGAACTCATTCCTATTAACTGGGATAAAATAGAAAAAGTTGAACAAAACGAAGATTATTCAGTAACTTACACCATACGCTTAAAAAATGGAGAATTAAAAACCTTATCGCAAGATCAGGTTATGCACATACGAGGGCTTCTTACTCTTGATGGCTATACGGGAGTTAACCCTATCCAGTATTCCAGAGAAACCATCGGCCTCGGACTGGCAAGTGAGAAGTTCCTTACAAAATATTTTGGGCGAGGTCTGCAACCCGGCGCCATTGTCAAACATCCCCTTTCCTTGAGCGCACAAGGTAACGCAAACCTGAAAGCCGTATTAAAGGAAAAATACGAAGCTCTCAAAACAGACCAAAACTTTATGCTGCTTGATGAAGGCATGGACATAACATTTCCAACAATAAAGCTCGTTGATGCTCAATATCTCGAAATTATGAAGATGAATGAATCCGATATATGCGGTCTTTTTCGTGTTCCACTTATGCTTATACAGTCAGGCGATAAAACCCCGACATACGCAAGTGCAGAGCAGTTTATGATTAATTATTCCACGATGGGCGTGTCTCCTGATTGCCGCAATTATGAACAATCAATCAGGAAAGACCTTTTGACGGAAGAGGAAAGGAAAAAATATTATGCAAAGTTCGAGATGCGCGGGCTTTTACGCGGGGCGTTCAAAGACCAGATGGAAGGGTTTGCAGTTGCCATCGACAAGGAAATTATGAACCCCAACGAATGCCGTGATGTATTAGATATGAACCCCTATAAAGGGGGAGACGTATACAAAACAAGAACGAGTACGACTAAACAACAGGGCCAGGGGGTGCAGGAGTGAAATTCAACTATCGTAATGCCAAAAACGCCGAGGCGGTGGCCAAATTATACGGCAAACCCTTGAACCGTCCCGAATGGTACAAAATCGAAGCTGTGGCCGATGATGAAGCAGAGATAATGATTTATGATTTTATCGGCTGGCCCTTTAACGATGCCGGTGAATTTGTCAGAGCGTTAAATGGCATAACATCGAGTACAATCAAGGTAAGAATAAATTCTCCCGGCGGGGATGTGTTTGATGCTATGGCGATCTTCAACGCATTGCAATCCCATAAATCGAAAATAACCACACGCATTGAATCTCTTGCGGCCTCGGCAGCTTCATTTATTGCGATGGCGGGGAAAGAAGTACAGGCATATCAAAACGCAATGATGATGATGCACAACAGCCATGTTTATACCGTTGGCAATCAGTACGACTTACGAGAAATAGCAGACTTATTGGAGAAGATAGATAGCAACATGGTTGACATTTACGCTGCTAACTCCAATGTCGGCAAGAAAGAAATCAAAGAAATGATGAAGGCAGTAACATGGATGACGGCAAAAGAAGCCAAAGAAAAAGGCTTTGTCGATACAATTATTGACGGTAAGGGCGCGGCTAAGGCCGCTTTTGACCTTTCAATCTTTGCAAATTGCCCGGAATATTTAACTAAAGATAACAATTATCAAGAACCAACAGAAAGAGAGATTGAGAAGGTCTTGAGGGATTCAGGGCTTTCTAAGAATAAAGCACAGGCCATACTTGCGGGAGGCTGGAAGGCTGTTAGTGCGCAAAACGAAGCAGAGGTTGAAGCATGTCAAAAGGTAATCAAAATCATAAAAGGAGGTATTTAACATGCCAGATTTAAAAGAAATGATTGAAACAATAGGCCAGTCTTTTGAAGAATTTAAGGCCGCAAATGATTTGAGGATAAAGGAACTCGAAAAAGGTAAAAGCGATCCTGTCCTTGCGGAAAAAGTAGACAAGATAAGCGCTGACCTTTCTAAGATGGCCGAGATGAAGAAGCAGCTTGAGGCCATTGAAACAGCCGTTGCTAAAATGGATTTCCCAGGCGGTGGTGATACCAACCCTAACGCAAAGGTTAAAAAAGCCCATGCAAAAGCATTTGATACATGGTTCCGCAAAGGGGTTGAGGGTGATCTTAAAGATTTACAGATTCAGGCGAGTTTATCAACCCTTTCAGACCCAGACGGCGGCTTCCTCGTGCCGGAAGAAACAGAAGCAATCATTGAGAGGATCGCAACAACTGTATCTGCAATGCGCCGGATATGCACGGTACGGAGAATAGGCACAAGTGAATATAAAAAGCTTGTAAGCCAGGGCGTGAGCGATGCCGGATGGGTAGCGGAGAAAGGTAGCAGAGCAGAGACAGACACGCCGACACTCAGACAGATTGTCATAAACACAAAAGAATTGTATGCAAACCCGGCTATTACCCAGGAAATGCTTGACGATGCGCGGCTTGACGTTGCGGCTTGGCTTGCGGACGAGACGTCACTTGATTTTAACGAACAGGAGGGAGACGCCTTCATCAGTGGTAATGGCGTTGAAAAACCGAAGGGCATTGCAGCATACACGATGGTTGCAAACGCCTCATATGCTTGGGGTAAGGTTGGGTATGTCGTATCAGGCCACGCTACGCAGCTTAACAATGCAGATAAGTTGATTGATCTACAGCACGCGCTGAAATCCATTTACAGGAATGGCGCGGTTTGGCTTATGGCCGATTCCACCGTTAACGCGATCCGCAAGCTCAAGGACGGCGAAGGGAATTACCTTTGGAGACCGGGCCTGGCGGAAAATACTCCCGATACGTTGTTGGGTAAACCGGTTGAGATTGATGACAATGTGGATGCTATAGGCAAAGATAAATATGCCGTGTTCTTCGGCAATTTTAAACGGGCTTATCTCATCGTTGACCGTTATGGGGTCAGAGTTCTTCGCGATCCGTACTCTAACAAGCCCTATATTCACTTCTACACCACGAAGAGAGTTGGCGGCGGGATTGTGATGTATGAGGCAATTAAGGCCCTGAAAATAAGCGCATAAGTCTGAAAAATTAAACGAGGAGGTACAACAATGAAAGATTTATATAACAACATAGTCCCGGAAGTGGTAATGGCTCCGATTGCCGTCACAGCGCATACCAGCAACTCAGACATAGACCTTGCAGGTTTTAACTCATGTCTGATCATGGCCGTCACTGGGGCGGGTGATATTGCAACACCGAATTATATGTCATTCCGTATTTCCCATGCAGACGATGACGGTACAGGCAGCGCGGGCAGTTACTCATATGTCGAGGATAAAGATCTGCTCGGCGCAGGGGCAGTCACATCTGGCGTACCGGCAACCCCTCTTATAGATGCAATTGATTCTGTCTTTTGCATCGGATATGTAGGCGGTAAGAGATTCCTCAAAATCGAGCTTAGAGAAGCAGCAACCACAAACGCCATTATCGGCCTGTTTATTATTAAGGGGCATCCCCTTGATGCTCCGGCTATTTCGTAATGTAGGCTAAAGGAGGCGATATGAAAAAGTATCTTTTACTCGTTTTCGCTGTTTGTCTTGTGGCTACTCTGGCACTGGCAGCCGATACGACATACACAACTAAGTTCTACGTCCAGCAGGGCGGGGATAGGGCGGTTGTTGCAGACGGCGGATCTCTGGATGTGGAAAGCGGCGGTGAAATAGACGTCGAATCCGGGGGTTCTCTGAAGCTCGCCGGTACAGCCGTCACGTCGACAGCAACAGAATTAAACAAGCTGGCAGGGATAAGCGGTGACGTGATTACAACCACGAACACCAAAACCATGACCAACAAGACGCTAACAACCCCGGTTATTAGCAGTATCTATACCGATGCAACGAAGGATAAGCTGATAACACTTCCGGCAACTACCGATACGCTTGTTGGAGTAGGCTATGCTCAGACGCTAACCAATAAAACGCTCACGACCCCGATTATTGCTTCTCTGTATCAGGACGCAGGAAAAACCAAGCTACTCACAATGCCCGCGACTTCCGATACATTAGCCACGCTGAATACTGCTGAGACGTTGGTTAATAAAACTTTAACCACGCCTATTCTGGCAAGTTTCTACCAAGACGCAGGAAAAACGCTTCTGATTACTGTACCAGCCACAACCGATACACTGGCAACACAGAACGACACAGAAACGCTCACAAACAAGACATTGACCTCGCCAGTTATCAACACTCCAAGCGTTGTTCAGAGCGTGGCATTCCATGACTACGGCGCATCTTCGGCGGACTGGACTCTATCGGCAACCGAGAAGAAGGCCGTCCTGTTATGGGTAACCAATGCAGGGGCAGCCTCAAACATCGTGGCACCGGCTGAGGCAAGAGTTTATTTTGTCTACAACAACAGCGGGCAGAATGTGACAATAGCCGCAGGCGGCACAGGCATAACCGTTGCAGACGCAAGGGTAGCAGGTGTTATTTATGCAAGCGGGGACTATGTAAGATTAACCCCGGACGGAGCGTTCCAATAACGATGGCCGACCGGGTATTAAACCCATATAAGGCGTTGTTGGGGGCGGTGGCAATCATCGCCCTCGCAACAACGTTCTATTTACCGCATGTTGACGGCATACGGATTAATCGTTGGTTAATGCTGGGTATATCTATGCTGACCGTATGCTCGATGCTTGTATTCGCAAAAAGCAAACTGGCAGGGTTTTTCATCTTCTGGATTGCCATGACACTATACTTTTCCCAAACGATCCGGATATTTGAACCCCTGTACTCGATAGTGTGCAGCGCGGTGTTGTTTGTCGCGGGTGCATACAGCTACCCGCATTGGGAGCGGCACAAAAACACTTTGTATAACCTGATATGCGTAGTTGCTCTTATCAACGTTGCCTTCGCGATATTACAGGCATTTGATGTTTATATCCTGTTAAAGCCTGTATCAAGGGACATCCCGATAGGGTTAATGTCAAATCCGAATGAATTGAGCGCATTTCTGGCAATCTGTCTACCGTTCTTCTTCCGGCGCAGGTGGGCCTATGCTATCCCTCTGGTGCTGGCAGGTTTATTCCTTGCCAAATCCTCAAACGGCATTATGGCGGTG